TTAACTGAAAGACGTGCATCTTGAAATGCCATATCTTGTACTCTTTTATCTTTTACAGCTGATTCTGGTGCGAATTTTTCTTCCATTTTTTCTAATTTTTATAATTTTAACTTAATAAAGGTGTTATTTCTGAATATGTAAGAAATTCAAACTGATAAAATACTTCAGCAGTTCCTGCTAAGCCATCACCTGTTGCTGCTTCTAAAGTTACAACATACTCTCCTGCTACTGCAGAATCATCTAAAAATAATCCCATATAATCAGATTTTACTGCTGTACCAATTGTAGGACCAAGAACTGTATTAACCATATCAGCTCCTGAAACAAAACCATTAATAATATCAAATTCAGTACCTGGACCACCTGATGAATCTGTACATTTCACAGAACCACTATTATCATATGCAATATAAAAACCTGCAGGAGTTACTCCTCCATCTGGTGATGGAATAGTAATAGTTCCTTGAGCTTCAGAATAAACATTAGATCCAATTAATAACATACCACCTGTAAATTTCCATCCTTGTAAAACTGTACCATCAGAATAAGTAATTTGTGTAGCAGTTTTTTGTAAAAATGGTTCAGGAATTGAACCTGAACTAGCAGATGTAGTAATTTGATCACTAACTAACTGTAATGCAGCTTCTGTTTCTGAACCAACTTGATTAACATGTGCTAATCTAGCTAATTGTGCCTGTCCATATTCTTGCTTTCTTGCAATTCTTTCTAAATCTGGATCAGGGCTTTGTGCGTATATTTTTTTAATAAATGCCATTTTTATAATTTTTAAACTTAAAAAAAGGGGAGGATAATGCCTCCCCTATTTTAGTTTGAGTTATTAATTTATCTTAGAATGATCCTCCAGTAACTGGATTTCTCATTACAATTTTAAGAACCTTGGTTGGATCTTTTACCCAAATAGCTGGCATTGTCTGTGACATATACACACGATATCCATTAAATTGACCAGATGAAGCAAATCCTTGAGATCTACCCATATAATCCATTGTTCCATTTTGATACCACCATTTAAGTTGATTATCCCAATCTAACTTTAATAAGAAAATGTTATCATTTCCTGTATCAGTAATATCAAAGATAACAAAGCTATAAGAGCTAAGTGGATGACCATCAATGATTGGATTTTCAACATTATTAGTATGTAAGTTATCAAATGCTGGGTTAAGTACAAACTTAACATTAGCTAAGAATGGAATTACATATGAAGTATAAGCAAATCCAAAGTTAAGATCCATTCCTTTACCAGTAATAGCACCTACATCAGATGCATTGATAACAAGACCTGAACCAACTGCTTCACGCTTAATTGCTTCATTAACCATTTTCATACCACCAATACCTGTTTGAACAATAAGTTGTCTTTGTGGATCTGGTCCATTAAGTTCAACACGTCCTTGGTAAAAGTTGTAAAGTTCTGATTTAAATAAATCAAGAGAAAATCCTGCTTTATTATAAACTTTTTTAAATGAGTTGTCAAGTTGTTTCCAAAGACCAACAGATAATCTGATGTCATCTGGACCATCTTGTCTAACTCTACCACCATGACCCCACATTAAGTATGTCTCCATATCAGAAGCAATTTTACTTAAATGAGCAGCTTCAAGATTAGTTAAGAATGTTCTACTTAAAGAACCATTTTCCATTGCTTTCTTAACATATGATTTACCCATTGTTTGAACCATTTCTTCAATTGAAGATACAGAAGGGTTATTTGCATTTTTATCAAAGTTTCTCCAGATCTCTGTTACAGGAACAGTTCCATCTGCGTTCATACCACCTTTGATCATCATATCAGCTCTTGAAGAAATTGAATAATGAACATGAGCTTCAGCACCACCTACATAGTTATAGAATTCTCTGAATCCTGAACCTGTAATGATATCTGAAAATCTTTCACCATATTCACCTCTAGCAGAACCTTTTCTAAAGTACTTAGTTCCTTCAGTTAAGAATCTTGCGTCAAAAAACTTTTGTGAATCATTATTTACTAATTGAACAGTGTAAATAAAACCGTCACCTACAGGCATGATATCATCAGCTGTAATATAAAGTTCAGTTCCATTATACTTGTCATAAGTAATGATGTCACCATGTCCAAATTCACGCTTATTAAGTTTAATCTTAAAAGTAGTACCATCTATTCCTAGATTTTCACCATCTTCTACATTACAAACTACATAAGGTAAGTCTTGGGAGACTGGCGTTTGCCATTTATACTCTCCACGAGCATTATCTACATTAATTACATTTTTTCCACCGAATGAAGACATTTGATAAAGAGGCATTTCCACTTTCTGTGCCATAGCCCAAATGTCTACTGGCCCAAGATCCATGGGTTCTGCATCCTTCAACATGTTCACAAGATGGTAAGAGTCTAAATGAGATGACGCATTATATTGCGTATCTCTTAGAAAAATTCCATTGTTTAATACTGGAGTTGCCATAATTTAAATTTTAATTGTTATTTGTTATTTATTTATTTGTTTTATTATTTTCTTTTAAAAAAGTTTTTTGCTGGTTTCTGTAAACCTCTTTTTGAAGTTTGAGAAGTTTTAGCATTAATATCTGTACCAGAAGAAGATATTCTATTTGATTGCTCAGTCTTTAATTTTTTAACTGTGTCTTCAACATGTGTATTTTTTGCAACACTACTAATTTTTTCTCTGTAACCTTTTGGGTCAGCTAATAACCATAATGCTTCAGCTATAAGTCCATGATTTGGTTCAACAAATTGATACTTTTCAATTAAATGACCAAATAAATTTGTAGGTTTACCTGATATAGAAGGATAATTTGGTTGTACTAATCCTGTATATAATAAATTTTGCATTTTTTGATCTAACTTTACACCATTTAACTCACCTGGAGAAAGGGTGCTATATACGCTTTCTATATACATTTGAGAAGCATTTTCTTGCTCTTTCTTAATTTTTTCTTGCTCCATCAATTGTTTTTGTACAATTGATTCTTGCATTTTATCTAATTTAGGTTTAAACTTTCCAACCTTATCTTCAAGTTTACCAAGATCTTTCCATTCTTCAATTTGTTCTTGAATATCTTCTTCATCTCCAAAATTAGTAGCTTCTAAATAATTTCTTGCAATTGACTCTTGACCTTTTTCTGTAGACGGATCTAATTCTTTTACTGTTTGATTTTTTGCTAAAACAGAAAACAAACCTTTTAAATCAGTTCCTCCATCACTAATATATTTAGCTGCATATTGTAATTCATGAGGTAAGTTGCTAAAAAAATCATGCTTTGCTTTTTTATCAAACTCACCAGCTTTTTGATTAAAGTTTGCATTAAATAATTCTTTATAATCATTTAATGTATAATCTTTAAAGTCTTCTTCACCTTCAAAAGGTGTAAGTAAACCTTCAGATATTAATTCTTTTGTTAATTGAGACATACCTTCTTTATCTAATTTAGGTCTTCCTGTATTAGATTCAAAGTCTTCTGTTTCTACTTCATTTATAATGTCATCAATTTCAACTTTTTCATTTTTTTCTTCAACTTTAAGTTCTTCAGTTTCTTCTGGTATTTTAACTTCATCAATTATTTCTTCTTTTTCTTCTACTTCAGGTTCATCAACAAAACTCATATCAACACTATCTTTTGAAAAAAATGTAAGTTTTGATTCTTCTTTTTTATCAGATGGTGTCATTACAGATTCTGCACCAGGCATTCCTAAAAGGTTATCTAATTCTTCAATTGATACCTTCTGCACTTCAGTTTCTAAATTGTTTATTGTTTCAGACATTTTAAATTGTTTATTGGTTTATATAATAATATAATAATTTTATATATGATAAACTATGAAAGTTTAAAAAAAAGTAATTAAAAAAGATAAGATTATCTCATTATATAGCTATAACTATTTCTTATCATTATCTTTTTTACTTTTTACATCATATTGATTCTTATTTTCTCTAGCTATTTGAAGATTTTTATCAGCAACGTCTCTTTCTGTTTGCAATTTTTCTCTTTCAAGAATCATTTTTTCTCTATTTGCATTCATTTTATTGGTTTCCTTTTCTCTTTGAATAGACATATTTTGCTGATATTGATCAGTTTCTCTTATTTCTTTCATTGAATCTTGAAAGTCAGATACCTTATTTTCATTAACATCCATCATTGCACCATATCCAGAAGCTCTAATTTCTGCAACAAGAATATCTTTTCTTCTTTCTTTTTCTGATTCTTGAGTTTTATAATCTCTTTCTGCTTGTTTATCTTGTTGAGCTGCTTGAATTTGTTGTTCTTGCATTTGTTGCTGATGTTGTTGTTCTTGAGCTTTAACAATATCTGTTTTTCTTTCTGCAGATTTCATTACACCTTTAATTTCAGCAACTGATTCTCCAGCAATAATATTACCTAAATCATATATACTAGCTCCAGATGTATTATTATTAAGTGCTAATTGTCTTAGTTGTTCCATTATTGCTCTAGAATTTGCGCTAGTAACAGCAAAAACATTTATATCTCTTAATAAAAGATCAGTACCATTTATTTCAAAATTAACCTTTTCTTCATTTGTAGTTAGATAAGTTAATCTTATTGATTCTTTATTTGAATGATAATATTGAGCTAAGTCAGTTCTCATTTGATTAACTCTAGGCATAAGATTATCACAATGATTAATAAAGTATTGTTCAGTTTGTGCATATGAATTAGATTGTGCAACTCTTACTCCTTCAGCAGTTTCTTGTTCAATAGGTGCACCCATACGTTGTGGTCCTACACCAATGTTCTCAAATGCTTGCTGTTTGAAATATTGTCCTAATTGTATTCTAGACATTAATCTATTAGTTTGATCTAATTCTAATTTTTGATAATGTTGAAAAGACATTGGACTTTCTGTGTTTGTAATAGTAGTATCTAAAGGAAGCATACTAAAATCTTTCATAGCTACATATGCTTTAGCAAGATTATTTTTACCCCAATCTTCACCTAAAGAATGTCTTGGTAATGCATTTTGATCTAATACTATTACTGTTCCTAATTCATCTATTAGAATATCTGCAATTTGATTATTAACCATATTATAACCAATTTGCCAAGGTTTCATTTGGTCAACCAAAGATACTGACTTTGAATTTCTGTCTGTAAATATTCTACCTTCTACAGGTAATTTACATCCATATAATGTTTTATCACCTTTAAATTGAAACTTGACTGGACCTACAAGATTTTGATTTATACCTAAATAAATTGGACTTATACCATTAGGATTATTCATACCCCAAAAAGTATTCATGTTAGGACCAATTTTAACACCACCGTAAACATGATTAATCCAAATCCAATCAATGTGTTCTCCAAAAAGTAAATTATCTCTTCTTTTGTTTTTAAAGAACTTAGTATTATAAATAGGTTTATCACTTACTTTATAATCTTCAGTAACTATTTCTTGTATGATTTCTCCATTATCATTAATTTTAGTCAAATGACCTAATTTTCTTTGAGACTTCCAATAAGTGGTAGTAACACGTAATAAATTTAAATTACCATAATCTAAAAAATCTTCTGACTCACCTAATATCCATGAAACAATATCTTGTCCATTTTCATTAAATAAATCTCTATCAGAAACATATTGTCTATATCCTAATGAAGGCATTTCAGTGTTCCATTTATGTGATCTTGTAGGATCATAAAAAGAACCATCATTCTGTTGACCACCTATAGTATAACCAGCAGCTCTTACAGGATATATTGATTCTAATGCAACTGTTTGTTCTTCATTAAGTAAAAATCCATATTTATCTATTACATCAGAAACAGACATCATATCTATTTTTCCTACCCAATTACCTTCAGATATATATCTAACATCAGGAGATTTATGATAAAATGTTAATACTGGATTCCACAACTCAAGATCATAATCATCATCATACATTTTAAAATGCCAAAATTCTCTATCAGAAATTAACATATCTCTAAATGCTCTCTCTTCAAGTTCATCTATTCTGAATCTTCCATCATCAGCTTCTTGTTGATGTTGAGCCCATTCTTCAACAATGTTAATATAATTCTTATCAAAAAATTCTTGAATTTGAGGTAATGTTTTAATGTTTTCTACATCTAATTGTGCTTGCGCTTCTTGAGCAGATTCTTCATTTTCAAAAGCACCTTGTTCTATTAACTTAGAAAGAAGTTTAACTTGTTCTTGACTAACTAAATGTTCTTCAATCATCTTTCTTTTGTCCTCTAACATTTCATTATAGGAAGTATCGTCTACAGCTTTATATGTTACTTTAGTATTTCTTTTAGCAAATTCATTTGCTAATGTATTTACAACATTAGGAATAATGGGATAAAATTTTAATTCTAATGCAGAGTTATCTTCTTCAGTAAGAGTTTGTATTATGTCACTATATTCATTATCTGTTTCAACTATATAATCTGTTTTATCTATTATACCATTAGCAAGTTTATAGTTTTTTAATAATCTTCTTGCATTTCTTCTAATTTGTTTTAGACCTTGCCATTCAAACCAATCCATGTTCCATGCAGCCCATTCTTGGTTCTTTTTACTTTTTGGTAAAAATTGAATAGGCTGAGATAAATTAGACATTGTACTATAGTCTGCTTTCTCTCCCTTTTTTAAATCTAATGCGTTTAAAACTCTCATATTGTTGTTTATCTAATATTTTTAAAAGGATTTCTTTTTATACTGTTAGATTTACCTTTTCTTTTGTTACCAATATTTTTAAAAGGTCTACTACTTAATTTAAACAAATTTCTTGATTTATCCAAGTTTTTGTCATCTTGATCTTCTCTTATTCTTTTATATCCTCTATTTGACTCTTGTATCTTAACAAATGCCATTAAAGCACCAAATGAAATTAATCTATCAACGTTTAATCCAGGGTAATAAGCAATCATTTCTTTCATTAACATAATATCAGGTATTCTTTCAATACCATATGTTATATTTATCTTAGTTCCATCTTCTTCTGTTTCTGCATCAATCTCTTCACTTAAAAACTCAATTGCATAACTTAATATATGACCTTTAAAAATGTTACCTGTATTTCTCCATCCATAATCAGCATATACAGATTTGTTAGCACCAATATCTTTTAAAAACAAAATTTGATCTTTTGGTACAAGAAATTTTTGTTTTCTTTTTGAAATCATAAATTGTATAAATAATGATATGTTATTTTCTACTAATGTCCATGCATTATAATATTCTATTATTAATAATAGTCTTTCATGAGTTTTATTTATATCATCAAATCTTCCACACCAGCATGCAACTATTTTACCTTTTTCAATAAATGTTTCTAAATTACCATTTTCATTTTCTCTTGTAACTTCTGTAGCATTTTTATAAACATATATAGAACATAAAGATTCTGATGTTGTGGTTTTACCTTCAGACACAGGATCAATAGATGCATAATACACACCCCATTCAGGTTTTTTTGGAGGTCTTTCAAATACTACAATAACACTTTCTTTATTTTCAGTTTTCTTATTTACAGGAAAATCTAATATTGGTATTTTTTTAGAATCTTTTACAACTATAACATTTTTGTCTCCTCTTTCTAATTCTATATATTCTGTAGAATATTTTTTATCTTCAATTCTTCTAGTTTGTTCTGTAACCAAATGCAATGGAAAAGGAGATTCTTTCCTATATGCAAAAGCTTCTGCAATATTTTTTGGTTTTTGTGAAATACGTAATTGGTATTTATCAGGACTTAAATCTCTTTTCCATTGCACTCTTTGTTTATCAATTTCTATTAATGCTTCTTCAACTAATGAATTTCCATATTTATCAATACATGGAGGCATTGACCATTGTTCTGGTAAAAATAATCCATGTGTACCCCACGTTCCATCTTCATCTAAAAGATTTGATTCTACTGCATAAAATCCATTTTCTTTTGGATAAAGTATATAATCTTTTAAAGGTTCACATTGATCTAAATCACCAACTGAACCTGCTGCAATAAACATTCCTGTAGTTTTCATTCCTGAATGTAATGCAGGTCTAATAAATTCATAAGTATCACCCATCTTAGGGGCTATACCAGCTTCTTCATGAAAAAAGTATCTACATGGACCACCCACACCTTTTGTTGCACTTTTTTCAAAAGATAATCCAACCATTGTACTTTTTAATCCTTTGTATATAGGTTGACCACTTGAAAGTTTAACTTCAATTTTTTGTTCCCATTTCATAACTTTTGCAGGATTATGTGCTCTTATCCATGCAGTATGTTCATTTAAAAAATCTGAATATTCTTGAACCATTTTCCAAGAACCATTCTCATCTATGTAATCTTTTAATGAAGCTCCCATTTTTAATTTAGCTCCTTCTTCAAACCAGTATTGATTTACTAGTTTAGCTGTATGAAAATAAGAAGATGCAATTTGTCTTTTTTTAAGAATAACTGCATGTTCATTATGTAGTTCAGCTAATATTTCATATAGAGCCATATGATATTGTACATCCCATATTAAAGGAAAATCATATATACCTTTTTCTTTATCAAAAATAGGTAAGAAATTTAACCACATATAATAATCTCTTGTTAGATACCAAGAATTATTTTTACTTTTAAATATTACACCTATTCTATTTTTATTTTTTTGATCATCCCAATATTTTCTAAAGTCTTTACTTTTAAAAGGAGATTTACAATAAAAACCATATTCATTAAAATGGGAAGCTTGTTCTCTAAACTTTAAACTTAAATCATCAAAGTTATATTCACCAGGTTCTTTAAATATTGATAATAAAAAATCAATGAACTCTTCTGTTGTTTTAAACTCAGTTTCTGTCCATTGATTATTATCATATGTTGGAATTATTATCGGGTAACTTTCTTCTCTAAACATCTTTCCTTTTCTAATAAATCTACTTTATATATTAAAGTATTAATATCACCTGATTGTAAAAATTTATCTTTTGGTGTACTCCAATATTCAGTATATTTGTCTCTTGGAACTGCACTCCAAAGTTCTGTATGGTAATTAAAATGAAAAACCCAGTTATAATAATGCTTTCCTTTTTTTTCTTTTTTCGCCATTATGATAATTTTTTAAGTATTTTCTATCAAAATATTCTAGTAGTATTAATATTATTAAGTTTATATATGCTCTCATTTTTTTTTATTTTAACCTTGATCATATGCTAAACCTTTTCCACCTCTTACAGAAGATTGCTGTTCATCTTTTAAATCTCTAAATGCTCCTTTAAAAGATTGTCTAATTGCATCAAAATCTTTTGCAACAGCTCTTATTTGAGATATGTTACCATCTCTTCCATCAGTTATTTGAGTATTAGCCATATAAGTTGCTATATTATCTAATGATTTTTTTATTCCCATATATGCTCTTGATGTAGGTGTTTCATATAATTTTTCACATTTGTCTAATGCTAATCTTATTAATGGATCTTCAGTAGAAAACTCTGCATCTACATCTTCTAATATAATATCTTCTTTTTCATTTTCTATCATATTAAAATAAGGATTAAGATCAGGATTCAAACATGTCATATAAAATAAATAAGAATAGACTTTAAGATATTCATCATTTTCATTATACTCATCCATTATATCTTTTAAAAACTTTATTGTGTAACAATGTTCTGTAGGTACAATTTTTTCATTTTGTATATCAAATAATCTAACCATTATTTTTTAAATATTTAATTATTGTTAATACTTCTGTTTTTAAATAAGGTAATTCATATGGTACTATTTTTTTAACAATTGGATCACCATTTTCTTGGTATTTAGTTATTGGATAACCATTTTCATCATCTCCTTCTTTTTCAAAAATTACATGTTGTATTATTAATTTACCTGGTTTTAATTTAGGATTATGTTTTATTATTATATACATGTATAAACTTAATTGTAAATTATAATGCATTAAATTACAATCTTCAATATGTTTCAATGGTACATTTAATGTTTTATATATACCCTCCCAATTTTTCCATGAACGCTTTTTAATTTCTTTATTAGTTTTATAATCAATTATATTAACATGATTATTTACAACATCTACATAATCTGCTTGACCACATATTCCTGCTGATTTTAAATAAACAAAATGTTCAGGATATATACCAGGAATTAATTTTTGTTCTGGAGCGTATTTTAAATCATCTATTATTTTAGGTGGTATAATAGGTAACGCTGTACCATCAATTGTTAATGTATCTAAACCAAGTAAATCAGATTCTCTTTGATTATGATAAAATGTTCCTAAAGAAGTTGCTCTATTTGATTCATTTTCCCAAATCTTTTTTATTTCTTTAGGATCTTTTCCATACCATTTAGATTTTTTATTCTTAGCAGACTTTTCTGCTTGTTGTGGATTAAAGGGTTCTTTAAAACTAGATATAACAGAAGTTACACTAGTCCAATTTATTTTTTCATTAGGATCTATACTTTCGTAAAGATGTCCTTTTTCTTTAAATATTAAGCTCATAATGATTCATTTAATTTATCTTCTTCCTCTTCACTTAAAACTGCATTCCATCTTTTATCATCACATTCAGATGATAATGCTCTTGTTTTTAATGAAAGATCGCAACCACACAATGAACAGCATGGTTGTGTTCCTTTCACATAACATTGATTTCCTTTCAAATCAATATGAGGACATTTTTTACATATATTTAATCTTTCGTTGGCAATTAATTCAACATCTTCTTTTTTAAAGATTTTATTCTTTATTCCTTCTAGAATTTGATTTTTTGCTTTCCAAATTTTTATTATTGACATACTCTAATCTTTTTAAAAGTTTTTCATTTTTTTCTTTATTTCTTTTTTCTATTTCATCTTGCAACTTATTTAATTTTTCCATTCTTTCAATAGTTTCAAGTTTAAACTTATGTTTATCAAAAGTCATTAAATCAGAACTAGGCATATTTTTTAAATAATTTTTATACTTCTGTCTTACATCTTCAATTTTAGTTTGCCTGACTCCAAAAGTACCTAAATTTGAAACATGTATCAAAGGAGATTCTAATTTAGATACTGTTAATCTTACAGATTTCCAATAAAAACTAATTACTTTTTCAACTATGCTTTTATCAATATTTAAATCATCTGCTGTTTTAGAAATAAAAAATTTTGATTTTTTAGGATGCATCTTTTCTTAAAAATTTCATATCTAAAAATATATTACCATTTGTTTGTAATTTTAAAATTGGATTTATAGTAATAGATTTTTTACTTTTTCCTTTTTTTACTATTAATTTTTTTGCTTCTGACTTATTTAATGAATTTCTAACAGATTGTGAAGAAGAAAATATTTCTTCAGATGCTGCAAAAAAACAAAAATCAGTTAGATTTGTTTCACCTTCAATACCTAATAATGTTAAACATTCCAAATCAGATTCAGATATAGTTATATCATTTAAATGACAATGTAATAATATTTGTAATTTTACAATATCATTTAAAGACATTTCTCCCTTTTTTTGTATGTAATTTACTTCTGCCATCATTATGTAGATATATCTTTTGATTCAATTAAAGTATATGTAAAATCATTGCCCCATACTTTAGATGATTTTCTAACAATATTCATAAATTGTTTAAAATCTAAAGGATTAGCAAATACTTGACATCCTGCAGAATATTTGTTAATTCTAGTAGAAGTTTCATATGCAGAACTTCTATGTATATTAATACCAAAATAACCTTTATCAGTAGTTTCTGGATCTAAATTATATATATCATTCTCATTACCATCTCTATATACCTCAACACTTCCGTTTCTCTGACATAATGCGTAATATTTATTTCTATGTTTGTCAATTGTATATACACCACGATATTGATTTGGAACTAATATTGCACATCCTTTTTTATTTAAAGGATGATCCATCCAAAATTTTCCTGGATCTGTTGTAGCATTCCATTGATGATAATACCAAGGTCCATTATCTTTTTTTTTATAAGAAATAGTTATAAGATCATCATAATGATTTGTAACTCTATTGCATGTATCAGAATTTCTAATACCAACTATATTAACATTATAACTTCCTGATGTAAAAAATGCATATCCTTTAGATTCAACGGCATCTTTTACTTGATCCATTGTAAAATCCATTATATTTCTTTTTTAAGCGTTCTTGATTTTGGACCAGTTGACATATTTCTCATCTCTTCTTGCATTTTTTCTTGTGAAGGTGCTTCAGGAGATGGAGCCATTGCTTGTGCCATTTGCATTTGCATTGCAAATCTTTCAAATTTTTGATTTTCTATTTTAGTTAGAAGTTCTTCGTATACTAATCTTTTTTCTAAAAAAGGAATTTCAGATTCATAATGTTTTTGAATAACTTGTTTTTGCTTTTGAATTTCTTCTTCAGTATATTCTTTTTCTTGAGATGGTTTTTCTTTTATAGATGTTTTTGACATTTTTTTGGTTTTAAAAATTTGTAATAAGTAAATATACTTATAAAGTTTAAACTTTACAAATTTTTAAATTTAAAATGTGTAAGAAATTATAAATGTATATTTTTACTTTTATACATTAATCTTGCAAATTCATAATTAAGAAACAATTCTTCATTTGCTTTAACATCTTTTTTGGTATAAAAATCTAATGTTCTCTTTTCTTTATTAAATTTTATTGTAACATTATTATCTTTTCTAGAATTATATATTGCTCCATAACCATATGGAATAATGATTTCATTTTTTATTGCAAAACTGTTACAACCAATTCCTGGAATAGTTCTAACTTTTTTAAACTCATCTTTAGAAAGAAATAAACCATGACATTCCTCCAATAAAGTATCTTTTGGAATGTCATTTATAGCAAATACACCCCATCCATGGAGTATACTTTTTCTAACTTCAATGTTTGGATTTTTTTCTAATATCATATACCAGCTCCATCTTGATGGAAAACACCTTCTATTATTAAACTAAAAGGAACAATAAGATTATCACCTGATATATCAGTTGTATATTCAATATTAAATACTATTATATCATTTTCATAAAGAGAAGATACATCAACTTCACACAATTCTATTTCATGTAACATATTATTAACAGAAGACCATGTTGTTGCACCTATTGCACCTGATATTACATTAGATGCTCCATCTATTAAAACTGATGTATTATTTGGATCTCTTGATCCAGCTGCAGACAATAAATCTGCAGAGCTAAATTCTCTTTTAACTAAAGTTTTTCCTCCAGCAGGATCTGCAATAAAATTTCCTGAAACAGCTTGTGGTAATGCTTTTGCTGTTAATGTAATAGGATCACTATTTAAATCAACAGCCATTCCTCCAGATTGAAATTCAACTGCACATTTTATTTTAAGAGGAAATGCTGTACATGTTCCTATTGGTATTGGAAATTGAACACTTAAAGAATCTCCTTCCTCAATTACTGAAAAATTAATTTCATGTGTCCAATTATCTCCTGTAGTATTACCAACAGTTTCTGCATAATTTCCTAAATCTATTGTTGGATTCATGCCACCAGTTAATGAACCAGACCATACTCTACCACTTAAAAATATTGTTTTTCTAAACATTCCTAAACCTGTTCCTGATGGTATACCTACTTTAGAAACATTAAATGCGCTATCAATTATTTTACATCTTTCAAATATTGGATAACTAACTGGAGCTCCATTAGGAACTGTTGTTCTTATTCTACACCAATATGCAGTTATAGGAGTACCTCCAACAGTAATAGACTTTGGCTGCCAATCAATATCTACAAATTTAAAATTATTTATAGAATTATATGCAGTATCATTAGTTGCTCCTAATCTATAAAATTCTTTTGATTCATCTCCTGGATTACCTCTTCTAAAAAAAGCATTTCCATAAGGATAACCTTCTTCAGCAGATGTAGCCATACAAGAAACAATTTTCCATGCTCCTAATGATCCATCCCATATTTCAAATACATAATCCCCTAAATCACCAGTTGTAGCTGTATTTACTAACATTTCTAATCCCCACCATTTAAGTGCATTTGAAGAAACATCATATCTTCTTGATCCAAATGTTATTGTATCATTAGTTGCTCCAGTAGGAAAAGTGAATGTACTTCCTGATTTACTTATAACATCTGTTGTTATATCAGTTATATTATTACCATCAGTTGCAGCACCTGCATTATCTGAAGTAAATGCAACCAATCCTGTTATAAAAGGAGCACCTTTACCAAATGAAGATTCAATACCTTTTTCTGAAAATCCTGCAGAAAGTTGATCAGCTCCAAATATATTAAAACTTGAATCAAATTCACTAGTTGGTTCTTGTATATATGTTAATGTAAATTCTGATTTACCAGCTACCTCTGGATTATAAATATAATTTGGTTGATGATTAGCCGATATTCTATAAATAGAACTTTCTAAACCAACTCCTGTTGCTCCAATATCAACAGCAACAGCATATGTAACATTTTCTATTCTACCTCCAAGTAAATTAGAAGTTTGATATACACCATCTGTACTTAAAGCATTAGTAGCATTAAATATGTTTGGTGTAAATATTAATGCAGTTGGATAGTCTACTCCTGGTCCAGGTGTAATAGTTGCCCCACCTCCTTCTGTTCTAATAGCGTTAGTTACATTTGGAGAACCTGTATTAAACCCAAACATCTGGGCTCTACCACCATTGGTTGGAGCCACTCCCGTAGGATCATCTGTGGTGATTAAAAGGACATTATCTATAGTACCAGGAGAATTAGGTACATGTATACCTTCTAAAGCTAAAACACCTGTTTCTACTCTTAATGCATTTGCCATACCTCCACCTTCTACTCTAATATTGCTACCTATTGTTTTTCCACCACCTGTTCTATTTATTCCAGTACCTGGCCCAGTAGTTCCAGTCCCATATAATGTAATATCATATACTGAATTTGTACCACTAACTTGATTACATTCAACTGCAGCTTGTACAGAATTTGGAACTAATACACTAAATCCTTGTATATAACCCTGATCTCCTACTTGTATAACATCATATGCAGTTACACTACCATCACCAATTGTTGTATGTTCCCATCCACCTTCTGATATTAAAGATAAACCTGTTATATCTAAAGTTGCAGTTTCAGGATATGTTCCAGGTCTTACAGAAATTAAATCACCAGGACTTGAAGCAGTAATTGCAGCACCTATTGTTAAATATTGTAAATCTTGTCTACCAGGTAATGCAGTACCATCGTTACCATTAACAGCATCTACCCATAATGTGTTTCCTGTAACAATTGGTGATGAACCTCCTATTATATCAGCCATTGTAGCATATACATTAGCTGTACTAGGATTGTTTGCACCTACTGCAGCTTGATATTCATCATTTGGTAAAAATCTGTGTATTCCGTCTGACATTATTTAGTTTTTTTAGTTGTTCTTTTAGTTCTTGATCTAGAAGCTGCATTTGACATTAATTGTTCTTCCATCTTTCCTATCTTAACTTTAAGATCAGTATTTTCTTGAACTAATAAATCTATTTTTGATTCTAATTCATCAATCTTTTGTTTTAATTCTTCTATTACTTTAGCAAGTAATTTTCCTTCTGCTCTCCACTCTTTATCTTCTTTTTCTTCTTCTCTAATTTCTTTTGCAGCAGAAATATCTATTTTCTTTTTCCAAATATTCCAAACTTCTTTTATACCAAAAGCTCCAATAAGAGCTACTAGACCTGCTATTATCGTGCTTTCTTCCATGATTACTGAACTATTGAGATTACTAAATCAGCATTACCTGCTGTGTCTGGATCAGGATCAAAAGATATTGGACCTACAAGATTAGATTCATCAGAACTAAAAGAAACACTTTCACCTGGTTTTAATCTTCCACCTGCAACTAAAGATTCTGTAGCAGTTGACGCATTAAAAAATGATATTGAATAAGTTGAACCAGTTGTTTGAATACCAGCTACTATTTCTCTTGATAAACTAGCAGCTCTTGTTGCTGGTGTTGGCGCACCACCTGATGCTACAACAATTTGTTTTAATAGTTTAAGTACGCCTAATTCATAAGCATAATTACTTCCTTTGTTACCATACTTTGGATTTCCGTTACCTAAGCCCATAATAAAATTTTTATAAATATATATACTATAATATACTTAAAATGTTTAAATTTTACAAATTAAGCATTAACTTATTAGTTATTTATCTTTATAATAGTCAGATTCTAAATAATATTCTTGACTTCCTGTTATTTCAGTTAGTTTAGAAATCATTTCTTCTTCTGTTAAAAAACTATATAAAGTTGGTTGACCAGTATTAAGTAGTTGATCGTTTCCTAATTTACCAAATCCTGATACATCACTATTTGTATCAATAACAATCCAATATCTATTTAAATCTGTTTTTTCTATTGTTTCCATTATATACCTCCTCCATCAGTTATGGTCCAACCATAAATATTAATTAAACTTGTTCTTGCTGTCTCAGCTGGACCTCCTAAAGTATATTGTGATGAACCAAAATCAATATTAGGAATTGGAGTATAACCTACTCCTCCTGGATATGAAGATTGCAATGTTGCTTCCCATCCAACTAAAATTGCATCATAATCTGATGTTAATAATGTTAGACCAGTCATAAAAAGACTAAAACCGTTAGGTTGCAAAGGATCAGTACCTACAGATGATATATCCCAACTAGATAAATCACTTGAAAAACCTGTAGTCTGTCTAAACAGGCCTGACATAGACTCAACATTTGAAACATCCCATGAAGATAAAGTAGATCCAGATGCAGCAAAGCTTGATGCATCATAAAATGTATTAATCATTAGGATACCTGAACTAGTATCCCAAGAGTCAAGATTTTGACTAAAAGATGTTGCTAATCTAAAAAGTGTGCTAAAACTTGTAACATTACTAACATCCCAACCACTTATGTCTTGGTTAAATAATGGGCAAAATGAAAACATTCCACCTATATCTGTTGCACTACTCATATCCCAAGAACTAATGTCTTGATTAAAACTTGTAGCTCTAAACATTTGATCAAATTCTTCAATTCCTGATACATCCCATGATGCAAAACTTGGATTTGCTACAAAAGGTCCACCAAAAGCAGTATTTCTTTTAAACATTACAGTAAAACCAGCTCTTAAATTTAAATCTGCTACAGAAAAAACAGGTATATCAGTTGCAGTACAATTCATAAAATGAGCTGAATCAAAAGCACCAGCCAAATCTTTCCAAGGTTGTGTACCCCATTGTTTAATTTCTATTAGTTCATCTTGTGAACCCATAGAAATCTTTGGAAATAAACCAGAAATTTTAACTTCATATGTACCTGCTACTGCATATGGATGAGTAATTGTGCTACCTGTATTTCCAATTACATTTTCTATTGCAGAACCATCACCCCAATCTACATATGCATTTATAGGTAATATATTAAATCCTGCAGGACTTCTCATTATATTTATATCATCTCCAGGAGCAGCTGTTGTCCATTCTGTTATTAATGGGACATAACTAGTAGTTTGAACAACTTGATTTGAATATGATTGTCCATACAAATTTGTTGCATATGCTCTAAAATAATATGTAGTATCATTTAATAAACCATCTATATCAAGTATATCAACAGTAAAAGGACCTACACCACCACTACCTGAACTTTTAAAATTATCAGCAATTGTTGGATTAAAACTTGTGCTCCAACATATACCAGTATCTGTTACAACTCCTCCTCCTTCATCTGTAACTTCACAACTAGTATCAAAATTTGTTAATTCTATATTTGTTAAAGTCATAGTAAGTGAACCAAGAGTAGCAATTGTTTCACCTTGACCAAAAAAACTAAAAGGAATTTGTTGTGCCATTTTAAATAAATTTATGCATTATATCCAATAGTAGCCACACCTCTAGAAGTTTCTCCATCACTAACAATAGTTATTATATCAACTTTTCCTGAAGTATTTGATAAAGTTGGTGTAATACCTAAAGGCCATTCAACACCAGGTGCAAAACCAAGAATTGGTGAAACTGCTCCTTCATATTCAATTATAATTATATATGTTCCAGCAGGAGGGGCTATTACTGTTTTTCCACTTGCTGTACCTATTGTGAGAGTGTAAACAGGTATTGTATCACCATCTAAAGTAACTTTATAATATTGATTACAATTTTCACCATCTATTACTAAAAATGCAGGATCAAGAACACCTTTATTCTCACCTATTTTTGGTGGTAAATATACTACAGGACAAGTTCCAGTTCCTCCTCCTAAATCTGTTGCTCTTATCAACCTAGATCTCATTTGACCTTGAGTTTCTCTACTTCTATTTCCAACATTAGTTGATGCTAACATTATAAAATCAGAGTTTTCTACTTTTTTGACTATTCTTTTTCTTCTAAATAATCCTAGGGCATCTAATACAAAATTGCTCATTTTTTAATTTTTAATATTTTTATTTGTTGGCATATATTATAATATACAAAAAAAATTTATTCTTTTATAAATTTTCCTATAGCATTTACATTATCGCTTTTAGATTTTAATATATATGCTCCTTTATTAAATTTTTCTATATTTATTTGAAAATCATGAATTTCTCCAATAAAATGTTTTTTATAAACTCTATTTCCGCTCATATCAAATATCTGTATATTATGATTTATTAGAGGATCTAATGTATAATCCATTTCTAATTCAATATAATCTATAGCTGGATTAGGTTTTATATTTAAACCAATTGTTTTTTCATTTTCAACATTAACAGATACAGGATAAAAAGTTTTTGAGTTACCATCATAATCTACTTGTCTTAAACGATAATAAGATAATCCTATATGTGGATATAGATCTTTTAATTCATACAATTTAGGTGTGTTACAATTCCCATCTCCAGGCAATCTATCAACTTCTTTCCACTCATAACAATCTATACTATTTTCAACAACATAATAATCATTATTAACTTGTGATTCTACAATCCAATCAATATCTACGCTTGTTCCGTCTGCTTCTGCTGTGAAAGAAAGTAAATCTATTGGTAGAGAAGTGCCTGAACCTGATCCCAACAAAAAAAAATCATCAAACCAAAATTCTTCTCCTGCTCTATCCACTACGGCTAAAACATCAATTGCAATCTGTCTGGTTCCTAACGGAAAAATCAATTCTATAATAGAATACCCATCTCCAGCCAAGGTTCTATCTCCTCCTCCTGCTGGTGTATATATATCTACATTACCATTGACAACTTTACTAACAGTCTTAGAATTAAAATCCCAATAAGCATTATTATTTCCAGTTATTCTAACTTCTGAAAGATAAGTTAATCCACCATCAGTAGAAACTTGCACATCTATATAGTCACTTGCATCAATTCCTGAGTTAGGTCCTGTTGATGTAAATCTATAAGAACCAACATTAAGTTGAACCTTATACTCTTGTGTTGGATCTAATGTGTCTATATTAGGTAAACTATACCAATCATATTCATCATTTGCATTTCCTGTACCATATATAACTGCAGATGCTGGTGCAGATTTAGATGCATTACTAAAAAATCCTGTTGTAGCAGCTCCTACCCACCAATTTCCTGACCATGTATATCCTTCCATTTGATCATATGCAACTGTATCTGGAAATGTTTGACCATTAACAATACGCATAATACTTAACAATAATATCAGTAATTTAATTTTCATAAGTAGCTTTTATATGTTTTGCCCAGTCAAGAACGTAATCATTAATTTCTTCTTTTGTGTAATTGCTTGTTTTAACTATAATCCTAATAAGATCCATAAAAACAATAAAATCAACGTTTGCTTCATCAAACTCTACAGTAATTGATTTTTTACCTTGTTCTAATATTATTCTAGTTACATCCATTACACACTTAATATACAAAAAAATAAGCTCATTTAAAAGTATTAGTAAGCTCATCATGTATTGCATCTTTACAATGATCTTCTTCAATCTTATCTAATGACCATCTAATAAATCTTCCTAAACGAGTTAAAGTTCCCATTCTATCATTCTTTCCAATTACGGAAGATATTGTTTCTTTAGGATTACCAAACTTATATCCCCCTTTTTTAATAAGAGTGTCAATCATAATATCAGAACCTACAACATTAAAGAAAACATCAATTGATCTTGCAGTCTTACACGCCCATACCACAAATGCTCTAGTATTCTGGTTAATCAAATATTTAAATAACATATACATACATACTAGTGGTAAAAGAACATACAATAAAAAAATTGCTGTAACTAATAGTACAATTGATATCATTTTTTATTAAATTTATATATGTAGTTATGATTAGACTTTAAAGATAATACATAATCACAATAATGTCAAGTACAATATTACTAAATGTCCCGTGATCATGGTAGACATGTCCCCCTTATAAGTGAACAGCAACATTGGTTAAAGCCCAAGAGTAAGGGGGACACTTTTTTTGACTGGTTTACATATTATTTTTTGTGTACATAGTAAGGTGGAGAGGGTCATTATAAAACAACCCCCGCCTCATTCCCGCGCTGGTCCTACCCCCCATGTTTTCTGAGAGCAAAAGCTGTGCATATATGATTGTGTAAGAAAAAAGCTCTCAGGAGAATATAATCATTCTCTTGAGTAGCTTCAATCAGCTATGAATCAAAGATTCAAGTGTTTATTATTTATTATTATTAATGAATTAATAAGTAATAAGTTTGATTTGATTGTATTCATTACATTCATATCAATAAAATCTTAACCCTTTTATTCAATAAAGAAAATTTAAGTGGGTAGATAGTTTATAACTGCAGTACTTCTGTCTCCTTATAGGGTAACTAAAAAGTTCAATAGCCTACTTAAGTTTTCTCTTTTTTCCTTAACCCTTTTAATTAATAAAGCACAAGTGTGCTTTGCTAGCAAGCTATCAAATCCTCCTTCGCTTCACTATATCTTGGGCTGAAGCCTCAAGAATATAGGAAGGGGGTCCCCCCCTTTTTCCACCGCGCATCAGAAAACTTTTATTACATAAAATTTTCTTGTAAAGACTTAACCCTTTTATGGCACAAACTTTAAAATTTAAAATTATGCCTAGAAAATCTAAGACATCATCGAAAGATAGTAAAACTATCTTTGCGCCAATGTATTACAATTTACCACACACCAATGCTCCTGATTTCATCAAAGCTTCCATTAACATGAAAGTTGAAGAAATGCAAGATTTCATTGATGAACACGCATCAGAAGATAGTGACTATCTTAGATTTGATGTTGCACAAGCTCAATCTGGAAAATACCAGATTCGCTTGAACACATTCAAACCTTCCTGATGCTAACACATTACCTAATGAGGGAGCTAACGCTCCCTTTTTTTTGCTTTATTAACCCTTTTACTTAACAAAAAACACGTTGAACTACAAACTAACCTACAAAACAATGCTCTCAGGAGAAACTCCTGAAGATGCAGAAGAACACACAAGACACTTCAAGACACTTGAAGCAGCAACAGCAGCTTGGCACGAGCTTGATGCTTACACTTACGGAGGAACAGGCTTGACCTGCTTTGACACCAAACTAGAAGAAGCTTAGGCTTCTTCTTTTCTTAACCCTTTTTTCTAATAAACTTAAAACTTATAATTATTATGGAAACAAGACATAAAGAAGAAGAAACAAAAGAAGCAATAGAAATAAAATGGATTGACATTAATGGTGCACAAGTAGTTGATGTAACACCTGACCATCATAGAGAATTAGCTTTAGTAGATTTAGAGGTTCTTAATAAACTTACTAAATTATTACCTATTGGTGATCTTTATGAAGTTAAGAGAAATCTTAAAGTAAACATAAGTGCTGCACGTTCTATAGAAGCTCTTGTAAAAGCTTGTGAAGACTTTACAGCATTTCATAAAACTGTTAACCTCATTCAAAAGATTAATGTTCAGCTTCATACTCCTGGAGAAGAAGATGATCTAGCTGTGGAAGCAACCCCATTAGCTTGTTAAACAATGAGAGAGTAGAAATACTCTCTTTTTCTTTTAACCCTTTTATTTATTAAACTTTAAACTATATATATATGGAAAATTTACCAATTTATTTATTACAATGCCAAAAATGCATAACTATTACGGAAGATGATGCAATACGTCTTAATATTACAATGAATGAACTAATCAACAAAAAAGTTGATTTAACAAAGTATATTGAGCAATCAGTAGTTAATCATAATGCAGTTGGACAAATAGTAACCCTTAAATTAAAAATCAAATGAAAAAATCAATATTAAACTTTCTAATGATGAGCATATTAATATCTCTCATTGGAGCACTAGCATTAGGAACATTAGAATATCTAATTGGCTCTACAGTATTATTCATTGTATGCATAGGACTTGTATTCATATCCGCAATTGCAATAATCCCATTTCAAATTATGAAAGCTATTAACAAGCAAAGACCTAAATTTGAGATTTGTGATACTTGTGAAAATGTAATGACAATTAATGAATATTACGCAGGTGCAGGAGAATGCGCACCTTGTTGGCTAAAGAAAGTTGATGAAGAAATAGCTAATGAAGGGAAACCTGAAACATCAGAACCTATAAACTTCATACCTAACTACTATAAAAGACATAATCTATAAATGATTATGTTTTAAAAAGTAGTTCATCTTAACCCTTTTTTTTATTAAAGTTATAATATATGCTGAATGGTTAACCTGCTAACCTTAAACTTGTAACATTAAACGCAGATAAACTAATAGGACATACCGTGAACCTTTAGCAAGTTTTGTAGTCCGTTAACCTATAGAACTCTTTCCTATGTTGGTAGCTTAGTGGAAAGAGTCAAACAGAATAAATCTAGAAAACTAGATTTATAAAATAAGACTTCATTAGTCTATAAATGTATAGTATTTGAAATAGCACTAGCTGATTAGCAAATTATCCTGGCAAGGATAAGGCATAGTGCGGAGTGATTATTGCATATCTCACTCAATTTAGCTTTTATATCCCAAGGGATTTTGGCTAATGTAGAATACATACAACTTATAGACTAATGGAGACACTGTTTTAACCCAAAAGAAAAAAATGAATTTTTTTATAGTTCATTTTAACCCTTTTTTTTAATAAATATTAATAAGAGTTATTAATATGAATTGCTAAATAACATAAAACTAGAAAAATGGCAAACACAATGAAAAATCTTAAAGGTACTTTCCATCATTCCTTCAAGAATTACAAGACAAATGATGATGGTACAAGAACATTAAGAGGCATAGGTGCAATGTACTTAGTAAGCGGACCACAAGAAAGCATTGATGCATATCTTGAAATTTGCGAGAATGTAGGATACGATATGGAAAGATTACTTGATGTAAAATCAGGAAAATACAAATATTGGGCAAACAAATCTCACGGTACAGGAAACATCACTATCCAATTCAATATGGAGGCAGTAGATGAGGACGGAGTAATTACACCTTACGTCTTTGTAAAAGATGAGGTAGAAACTCACCTTCAAGGCGCATACCTAGATGCAAAGAATCAAGGTAATGAGCATTTAGCTCAAGGAATTGCAGATGCACAATTGAAAAAGCTACTTGCAAACATAGGAGGACAAGCACCTGTAACAAAGGTAGCACCTAAAGTGGAAGAGCCTGCAACTCCACCTGCAGATGTAGAAACGCCAATGGCAGCACCTACTACAAAGACAGGAGCAAAGACTAAAGCAAAAGCTAAAATAGATGACTTAGGCAAAGAATAAGTCACTAAAGTACCTACAAACATAAGAGAGTGTGAAAAACACTCTCTTTTTTGTTGATCCTGTCGTGCTAAACAGCCATTATACTTGATTTTTAAAAATAAATTAAATTATTGTGGTAAAAAATGGTAAAAAGTGTAGAGAAGTGGGTGGAATAGCCACCATTACTAACATATATAACATTATTACAATTCAAAATATTACCTCACACCACTCAGTTATATAGCTATAACTAACATAATGTGTAAAAAACTTACTTGACTTAAAACTAAGAATAAACTACTAATAGTTTTTGTTTGTTCTTATATAAGTGTTTAAGCATATACATATCCCGCAGTTAAATTCACTAATCCCCATAATTAAAAATCTAATGGAAAATAATAAAGAATTAACACTAATAAACATCTTTAAAGAAGTTAAAAAAGAATACTATAAAACAGAAGACTTATATAATCTATTAATGGATATCATCTATGAGTATGATAAAATGAAGAATGAAGACAAAGTTAGTAGAGCTAATGCTCCTATACATAAGATTCATACAGATCATAATATCCCAGAGATTTTAAAAAGTCTCCCTGACTATATTAAAGAAAGATTTAATAATGATTAAAACTAATTGAAATGATAAAACTAAAACTGATAAAATTCTCAAATGAAGAGATAATCGTAGATGATGTAGTAACACATAATGTTTATTCAGATGGTTTAAGACTAGCAGTTCCTAAAGAAAAAGAAATAACATTTGACCATAGAGTTAAAGAGATAGGACAAACTAATAAAGTTATAGTCCCTATTAATATTAAACAATATCAAGTTCTTTTTGATTCTAAAAAGTATGCTAGAGAAGAAGCTAATAAAATGTTTGGAAAAGATATTTCTGATCAAATGGATATTGATAATGAAGATCCGTTTATACCTCGCTATGATTAAAATTAAAACAAAAACTAATGAGAAAGAATGAAACCGCAGAACAAGTAGCTATGAAAGACATATCTAATTATGTTAAACTTCAAGCAAATGATATTATTATACTTTATAATCAATTAGGTTGGAGACTTTCTCCTTATAACTATTGGGATAATAATATCAATATGGTTATATCCAAAATGTTTGTATCCGTAATGATATTGAAAACTAAAGAAAATCGTAAACTGAATAAAAAACTAATAAAATGAAAAAAATAATATTTTTTATAGTTGTTATTGTTCTTATGAGCTTTACAACTTACAACATTAAAGTCTCTTATAGACTTATTAACGCTATTGATAATTTAGAAGATATGCGTAGCTTTATTGCTGAAGATGTTAATAGAGGATCAATGGAAATTGAAATTGGTGAAATTTATATTGACATCATAGATGATACACAAGATGATATTATCGCTGTAATTAAAGAAAATGATAAAGAATTATCAAAAAATTAAATTTAAATTCTAATAAAGAATTATAAAGATGTAAGATAAGGCAGTCCTTTAAATGATGGTACTATTTCTTAATCTAGGGTGGCAAGGACTCATTCCCTAGAGCATTTTTTTTTAAATTAGAGATAGAATATGCTTCTACGCAGTAGCATTTTAGGTAATAAGCGTTCAGGAATTGACCTGTAAATAACTAACTTGTCTATCTCTTAGAATTGAAGTGGGGGATGACAGCTTGTGAAAGAGCTGGATGCACAAAATCCTGCAGGTCTTTGCCTTGCACCTCGCTTCAACAAAATTAAATCCCTAAGTTATGATAAAATTTTACACAGCAATCATCTGCTCTAAAGATGAGAAAGAAACAGTAGTAAAAGAACTTAAAGAATATTATGGATCTAGTAAAGGAGCAGCAGCTAATGCTATATCATTTATTTCAACTCTGCACCCTTCATTACAATCACAAGTGAAGTTTAAGATTTGGAGGAAAGATATTACATTAGGTAATCTTGCTATATTACTAAATCATCATAATATTGAGTTATGATACTAGCCATCACTATGTAAATAGTGTAAATATCAAGGGAGAACTTAGGCAACTCCCATTTAAACAAATTAAGGTGTTGAAGAGCGTAAGCCCAGACGTGGCAGAACCAACTTAATGGAGAGCAAAACATTTGCGTTGCTCACTCTCTCCCTTAGATATAGATTAGTTAGAGGGTCAGTTAGATGTACATCAACTTAAATCAACTCCGTAAGAGAGCCCTCTTACTAATCTTTACTAACCCCACGGAAATATCAAAGCAAGACGCAGAATGAAATACTTCTGCTATCACCGTGTATAAACTAAAGAGCCTGGTTGCTGGGATAGAGAAAACCTTAAATAACTATCCATACTGCTCAAAAGATTTTAATAGAATCTTTCATGTAAGAGCTTGATTAAAATATTTCTCTTGTGTAGAGGAAGTCCTATGTTGTCAGGACTTTAAACTATAGATGTTAAACTATAGTGTAAAATAGACAAAACACATTGTAAACAGTACCTTTCTTG